TGTTGTTGTGATATGAGGGTCAATGTGTAACTTATAGTCCCGTTCTTCGCAAAACTTTTGAATGTAAGGAATCAACCCATGATATATCGCAAATGTTCTCAGGTCTGCCAGTCGTATCTTGCCATCCCATAGGCGGTTCTTATACGCAGGTACAAACTGGTAACCTGGAACATAGAATGTGAAATAGTCTGATAGCTCTTGTGCTATGTTTCTGTCACATTCAAATCGGATGAATGCTTCATCCTTCTTATGTAATATTATATTATCCGACACCTTGTATAAATCTTTCCCATGCTATAAAGTCACGGAGTTGAAATGTTCTACTGTTCAACTCTTTAAGTATAGCGGTGCATACATCAACGATTTCATCATGCATGGCTTTGTGAGCAAGATACTTGTTCATATCTTCATCGCTATCCATATATGTAGTAATGTCGGTTTTAAGTACGAACGGAAATGGCTTCCATCCATACTTGGCCAAATCATCATCGTCTAGTTTACCTGTGTAGTATTCCCATTTCAACTTCTTTGTTTTATTGTATTTGAATTGAGATTCTTTGGCAAGCAAACGGTGCTTTGAAAGTATATTGAGATACTTACTGTGTAGTTTGGGAATATCCAGCAAGGCTTTGCCAGGTTCTGTGCGGTCAATATCGGCATCTTGCCGCCACATTTCTAATAAATCATTCAGTTGTTGCATAATAAAAGTCCTTTAATCGGAAGGTTACACTAATAGTAACCTTCTGTCAAGCGGTATCAGAAAAGTTTTTCTATATCATAGTAAGTATACCTGAATGTAGCATCGGCAGTAATGATGGTACTTGGATCATCTTGAGTATTCATAATAAAGGTAGACAATGATGATGGGAAAACATCATGGAAATTAAATCGGTAATAAGGTTTATTCGATGACGATAACAATACCACAGAGGCATCTGAGTATTGTGGCTTAGCATCTTGCCTAGAACTCATAAACTTATTCAACCTAGGCAACTCTCTATATTCGGCAAAGTCTGTTGGGAAAGTCATTGCTCGAATCCAATCGTGTATCTCCAACCACGATTTCAATTCTTCATCGACCATGAAGGTTACATTCAACAAGTCATAGATGGCCTTCTCGCCAGGAGAATAAACATCCAAGAACGGGTTGTTAACTGGTACCTCACCTAATGATATACCTGGTACGCTCAAAGACTGACAGAAATAGGTTACATTAGGCGTTCTTCCAAACGTCAATATAAACTTATTCGGTTGTAAGTAATTAGGATTGGTTGGGTTTCTTGTTAGTGCTGTCATAGTGGTATTTATAAAGCAAAAAAAGAGGGACATTTCTGTCCCTCTTTTAAGTACCTCTCTTAACGGAGGTTTATATTACATCAAGTTACTGATGCGGAATGCACGGTAGTAGTTGTTAGCTTGAGTGTTCAATGCACCCAAACCTTGAGTTGTACCTTCTGCAAATGGGTTTGCAACCAAGCCGTAGCGAGTTTTGAAACCAATTTTAGGTTGGAAAGTACCAGTATCAACTGCACGGACCATTTGCAACGGTACGTATGGGCAGTAGAACAGACCAGCATCATAAGCGTTAGTACCTTTGTAACCAACAACAGCGAATTCGCTGGAGAAGTTAGCAGGGAAGTATGGGTCAATATAGACCTTGATACGACCGAAGATAGTACCAGCAAATGTATTGCCTGTATCGTCAACTGTCAAACTAACTTGAGATTGCAATGCAGAATTGTAATCCAAAATGCCAGCCATTGCAAGAGCAGAAGCAACATCAGATGAACAAATCATGATGTTACCTTTGCCTCTACGAGTTGTCTTGGCAATAGTATTAGCTTCACGTTCAATTTGGAATGCAAGGCCTTTAATCTTCTCAACCATCCAACGACCGTTAGAGTCTGTGTCAAGGTTGAATACACCAGCAGTAGTTGTACCAACTTGTGCACCGATTTTAGCAGAGCCGTAAACTGTACGAACAACTTCACGGTTAATCTCAGCAAGAATTTCAGAAGACAAGATGTTTGCCAATTCTGTTTCTGCGTCCAAACCATGAACTGCTTTCAAGTCTTGTGCAAGTTCCATTGAGTATTCTGCCTTCAAAGCACGGGTCTTTGCAGTAACAGTAACTTTCTCAATAGAGAATGCCATTTCTTGGAATGCATTAGCAGCAGCGCCATCACCCAATGCTTCAGCACGAGCTGTAGACATAGCGGCAACAGGTGCAGCATTACCTGTGAACACTTCAGTTGGCAATGAGCCTTCTGCAAATGGTACGTTACCAGAGGTACCCAAACCAGCAAAACCAGTATTCGCTTCGTTATAGAAAGCTTCTGTACCGGATTGACCTGCATACTTAGTACGCATTGCGAAGATAAGACCTGTAGGTCCAGTCATTGGCTGAACGCCGCAGATATCATAAGCAATCAAGTTAGGTAATGAACGGCGAACCAAGCTGATAAGGATTGGATCGAAACCGGCAACAGGACCTGCAGCAGCTGAACCGCCTTGGAAACCACCGTTTGTAGAACCCATAGAGTTCGTTGGTGCGCCTGTTTCATACAACATGCCAGCAGTTTTTTGCATTTCTTGAGCTTGATTCTCAAGAATAACCGCAGTTACCGCTTTACGGTATGGGTCTTTAATAGTTGGAAGGTCTGGATGATCCAGTACGCCTTGCCATTTTGTTTGTAGTGATTCGGACAAATACATATTATCTCCTTGTGGATATGTTTAATTAGAGTTTAGTTTTTGAAATTGCTTGCATGACTGATGCAACATATGGGTCAGCAGATGTTTGTGGTTTTTCACTGCCGTCTTCCACTTGTTCATGTAAGTCTTTCACATCTGCCTTTTTAGCATGTGATGGGAAATAGTTCTCACGGATTGTCTCAAGCTTATCTTTGTATTCTTCCTCTGTGGAATAATCAACGCTCTCTGCAAGCGATTTTACTTTTTCAGCTTGAGTAGCTGTGAGTCCTTCGCAGACTTCATGTGCAATTTCTGTTTTTTGGGATTCAACAAGAGACTTCTTCAATTGAATACCAGATTCGATTTCTTCATTCAACTTGCTTTCAAGTTCTTCAACTTTGGAAGCAAGTTCTTCAACTAGGTCTACCTTGTCGGACGGAACATCAATGTAATGTTCTGTAAACAAGTTCTTCAAACCGCCAATGAAGTCTTCAGTCAACTCAGCACGTAGACCAGACTCAACTGCGATTTGGTTTTCTGCCAACCATTGTTCGACAACATAAGAAAGGTAATCATCTACCTTCTCTGTTAGATCGGCTTTGATAGTGTCGATAGCTTCTTCAAGCATACCAGCATATCTGGCTTCTGTTTCTTCTTCAATTTGAAAAACACGGTCATTAACACGAGCTTCAAAAATTGTAGTAACTTTACCTTTGAATTCTTCTGAGATGGTATCGTCATCTGAAAAAAGAGCATCAATGTCTTCTTTCATCTTTTCTTTCATCTTCATCTTCATTTTCATGGATTTATCGTCATGACTCATCTCATCAATGACTTCGCCTTCTACTTCTTCCATTTTAGCAGAAGCAGCTGAAGGTTTAGTTGTTGGTGCAGCCATTTGTGTAGCACCTTTACCAGCATGGATTTTATGTGAATCGTCATCTGGTTTACCATTTTCTGGTGTTGGTCCACCGAGGTCTTGAGCCTCAGCGCCGGGCAGTTTTTGTGATGGCATACCTCCAGCTGACTTCTTGCTTCCTGCTAGAATTTCTGCTGCGGCTTCCATTAGTTTACTATTTGCCATTAGGAATCTCCTTTTGATTTCTTATTTATAAAATTAAAGTTTTCGTAGGTAATTTTCGAACAATTTAAGTGCAACTTCCTCTATTTGTTTAGAAGAAGCTCTCTTGATTTGTTTCTTGGCGTTATCAAAGTCTACTTCAACGAAGCGTCCTTCAACAAACATCCATTCTTTGTTTTCCATAATGCCATTGACGAATGCGCCAGGTGCAGATGGATCGGCAACAATGTCAGCCGCTGTTGCAAGTTTTAGGTCGTCTTGAACCAGGTTATATCCTTCTCTTGTTTGAATGACAGAACCCATAGCTCTTGACGACACACCTACTTGAATATCATTTTCAATAAAGTTCTTCACGATTTGGCCATAAGGCGTTTCGAGAATCAAAGCTTTACCATAAAATGTGTTTCCGTCTTCAACGAGGGAAACAATCTTGTGCGATACCCGTTCTAAGTTAATAGATGGTGTATCTGGATGCCCTAGTTCTCCTAGAGCACGATTTGTTTTGATGTATTCATCTGAGTAACGTCTAACTTCTTCTCTCAGAGTACCCATCTTATACATGCGGTTGTTCTTGTTGACTTTATCACCAACTAAGAATGTGCCTTCAATGTACAGGTGCTTCTTACCATTCTCAGAAGCTTCTGCTAGGTACTTAACGCTTTCAATTGTTTCGGTAATTAGTTTCATGATATTGATTGTCCTGTATAAACATCTACGTTGTATGTTGAGTTCTTAGATAATTCTAATACAATTGTACCACCAGTAACGATAGTCACTACCACGTTTGATGTATTGGTGTTTGAGACTGCATATGCAAAGTCATCAAAGCGCATTTCTCCAGCATTATGCAATGCAAGCAATGAAGTATTTGCAGCTCTAGTTACAGTAATATGACCATTACTAGACCAAGTTACCCTTTTAATATCAGCAGATTTTACAACTTCATTAGTTGGGTTTTTTCTTAAATCTGTAAGATTTATTGTGTATGTTCCAGGATCAACACATCTAATGATGGATGGTCCTCTTAAAGTGTTTATGATTTCATATGACATGTTATTTTATTCCCATTGATGAGCGTCTACGCATTGACATTTTTCTTTTTAGTAATGAGCGGCGCAATTTAGATTTTCTTGTTGTTTTCCATGAACGCTTTAACATTCTTGCTTTATGAATACGAGCAGTGGCAGTAATACGCTTAACACTATTGCCTGATATTCTATAACCTTTAATACTAGAGCGTCTAACATTTCGTTGAACAATGATTCTGCCTTTTTTATTTCTTCTAATTCTACGGCGAATCTTTTGAATTCTTCCCATCTTAACAATGTTTGAACTTGCTTCATCCAGTTCCACTTCTTCAAACATGTCGGCTACAACATATCGTTTTGCTTCAGAAAGTCTTTTAGCAACAAGCTCATTCATACGAGCAAAGATTAAATCTTTTGCTTCACCTAACTGTCTATGTATAATGGAATCCAACACGCTCATTTTACGTGCCTAAAAGCAAAGTCTGAAGCACGTTTGAAATGGTCTTTTGACTTATGAACCATGTCAGCATATTTCTTTTTGTTGTCATCATTCAAGGCACCATGTACCTTAGTGATGGCAGAAGCGGTAAAGTGGTCAACTTTCATTTTTGTACCATCAGCAAACTGTACCGGTTCATGTTGCTTGGACTTTACAATCTTGTGTAAAGTATCTATTACTGCTTCTTGTATCTGTACTTCTTCAGCTTGAACTGTCGAATCTATTTTTGGACCATAAGGCACCGAAAAATATTTATCTAATGTATTACTATAATACAAAGCTATTCTTGTATTATCTGGAAACATACGAATAGATTTACGTCTTAGAACAATAGTATTTGGTGGGTCTTTAGGAGTATCAGATGCCTCATTGACCTCAATAATTTCTTCTTCTTTAACTACCCGGCGAGCCTGTTGATTAATCTGTTTGTTATTAGAGATTAAATCTACCATTTTGTTGAAAAGATTTTGAATAATCATCTTGTCAGCATTGTTGAAGTTAGGTCTTTCTTCACCCATCTTATCTAAGATTTTGTGAATGCGTTGTATCTGTGCCTTATTGGCCAGACCAGCACGAACCAGAGCATCAAACTTTGAGTAGTCTGATTTTTCTTCTTCAATGATAGATTTAAAATCTAATAGGGATTTCATGCAGCTTCGGTGTTGTCTTCTGATTCAGTTTCTTGTTGGCCACCAAAAAGATTTTGAGCAATCTCAATCTTCTTTGCTTCTAATGCCTCAAAGGCACGAGCAGATAGTAAATCGTTTAAAGTATCTTTGGCTTCGGCAGCATTACCTGTGGCAACGCTATTGATAAAGTCTTGTACATCCATATTATTCTCCATTATTTTCTATTTAGTTTAGATGAATATTTGTCTGCCTCAGCATCTAAAGATGGTGTCTTAGATTCTGCGGCATTATCATCAACAGTATTATCAACTGGTGGATATTCGTCAGGTGATGGAGGTGGTTCTTGGCCACCAATTGGCATAGTAGGACCACCAGTACCATCTTTGTCTTCTTGTGCAATCTGTTTCTTCATTTCATCCATAGTCTCATCAGACATTTGAAGAATGTTTTTACTTACCCATGCGGCAGAGTAATAACGGCCAATATATGGGTCAACAGTTTGCAATAATTGTAGTCGTGCGGTCAGCAACTCTGCATCACGCATTTCTGTAAAGTTATTATCTTTCTTATAATCATAGTAGATTACTTCTCTGAATTCATCCCATTCTTCTGAAGAACAGATACCTTTAAGCACTAGTTGTGTTCCTAATGCATGGTCAAAAATCTGAGAGAACTTATTACGAAGTCTGATAATAAACTTTGTAAACTTAACTTCATCACGGGTCACTTCAGTAGTACGACCCACGCCAATCATACCACCTTGTTGTGGTTCTAAACGGCTAATAGGCACATTCAATGATTGAAGAAGTTTCTGTCTAAAATACTTAACATCTTCCAACTCACCAAGATTTTGGCCAGCAGGAAGTGTGGTAATTTCTGTGCCTTTACCACCTTCACGGCGAGGCAACCAGAAATCTTCCAACATAGACATGTGTTTGCGGTCATCACGCAACTCACCAGTCTGTGCATCATACACCATCTTGTTGCGATACTTGACCATAACATCACGTAAGTATTGTTCAGCCTTACCTTTTGGTAAGTTACCAACGTCAATGTAGAAAATGCGGCGTTCAGGTGCCCTTGAAATACGATAGATAACTACCGCATCTTCAATCATACGCAACTGATTAAGTGGTTTAATTGCCTTATGTAAGTATGAAATAACAAAGGTGTTCTTTGCATCCATAAGCCCTGAGGTTACATGCAGGATCGACTCAGGCGCAATGCGGACACCTTGTGATACTTGTGCGCTATACTGTTGTGTAGAAGTACCACGGTCATTGTACACATAGTATTCGGCAATAGATGAAATGATTTGAGCACCAGTTTTTGGATCTCTATCTTTTTTGATTTCTCTGACCTTGCGAATCTTACGTGGGTCAATGTATCTTAATTCTTGAATGCCCTGTTTAGGGTTCTTTTCATTTACTACCACATGGTAATAAATTCTGCCGTCAATATACCAGCGTTTGAACAAGTCATCGGATAGGTTATTGAAGTTTAACAACCGTAAGATGTTATCAAATTCTTCAATAATTTTTTTCTTAATATTCTCTGGTTGTTTTAGTTTATCCAAAACAATGTCAACAGTACGACCAGTTACATCGTGTGTAATTGCTTCGTTAACAATATCGTCAATGGCCATTTCCAATTCTGGATGGTTTGCCATTTCACGGTATCGTGTAATTAATTCCAGTTCATTGCGAACTGCACCTTCCAAATCAACATACGTTCCATAATAAGCATTTTGGGTGATGGTAACTGCACCATCATCCATTGCTGTGGTTGGAAGTGTGAAGGAAGGTTGTTCGGGAAGTTGTTCCCGAACAATGTCTTTATTTCCGAGTGTAAACCCGAATAGCTTAAGTGCCATTAAATATCCATTCTATAAAAAAAATGGAGAAGGACCAAAGTCCTTCTCTCTCAAATCACATTACTTGATACTGATTCCCACCATTGATAGGTGAGAGTCACGGAA